ACAGCAACAGTTATAGGATTAACTAACGGCATACCTTATACATTTACAGTAATAGCAACAAATGGCGTTGGTTCTTCATCACCATCTAATGCATCTACTCCAATAACTCCAAGAACAACACCCAATGTACCTACAAATATATTAGGTTCAATATATGCTACAACTATTTCATCTGAAAAATATATTGTTATTACTAGTCAAAATATAGAATTAAGTGGAAATGTTATTATGAAAGCTAATCATTCTATTAGCATTAGTAATGGTATATTAAACACCAATTCGCTAGTTCCTAATGTACCCAATAGCGCAAGTTTAGGAAGCACAAGCACTAGTTGGAGCAACGCATATATTCGAGATTTAAGCATTAACAACAATTTACAAGTAACAGGCAATGTAAAAATTGGTGGAATTTTGGATTGTTCTAACATATATACTAAAAGTCAATTTGACAATTCATTTGCAAATGTATATACTAGAAGAACTATTGATTTATCATTTGAAAATGTATTTACTAAAAAAGTATTTGATCAATCATATGCAAACGTATATACTAGAAGTCGTATAGATAATTCGTTTCAAAATGTGCATACTATAGCACAAGTTGATCTATCATTTGAAAATGTATATAGAGTAGGACAAATAGATAATTCATTTGCAAATGTATATACTAGAAGAGCATTTGATAGTTCATATGCAAATGTATATACTATAAAACAATTTGACCAATCATATGCAAATGTATATAATATAGGACACATTGATACTTCATTTAATATTGCTAATGTATATACTAGAACTGCATTTGATTTATCATATGCAAATGTATATACTAGAAAACGCATTGATAATTCATTTCAAAATGTACATAGTAAACTAGAATTTGATACTTCATTTCAAAATTTATATACTATACAACGATTTGATCAATCATACGCAACTATATATAATAGAGGATACATTGATACTTCATTTCAAAATGTACATACTATAGCACGATTTGACCAATCATATGCAGAAGTATATACTAGAGGACACATTGATACTTCATTTAGTAATGCTAATGTATATACTAGAAGAGCATTTGATTTATCATATGCAAATGTATATATTAGAAGTCGTATAGATAATTCATTTCAAAATGTACATACTATAAGAGAAGTTGATAATTCATATGCAAATATATATATAAAAAGTCATATAGATAATTCATTTGCAAATGTACATACTATTACACAATTTGACCTATCATATGTATTTAAAAGAGTTGTTGAAATATCGCTTAATGCATTACCTGCACCAAGCGGAGGAGGCGGGACTACTATTGTTCTTACTTCTATTTCAAATGATATAATCCCTGCTTTAAATAATACTTACAATTTAGGTAGCACGTCACGATATTGGAACAATTCATATATTAACAATTTAAGAGTGTCTAATAGAGCGTATCAAGAAATTAGTGGAGATATAAGCTGGAGCGCAGTTAATGGATATTATGGATTGGCAAAAGATGCTTATCCAGGTTTAAATCCGCGGTCGAGTGGAGATAAAGCGGTTCGAACTTGGACCGGAAGAACTACAGAAGTTAATAGTTGGAACGCTATTTGCTGGTCGCCAAGACTTGGAATATTTGTTGCTGTTGCTTATGGTGGTTCAAAAAGAGCAATGACTTCGCCTGATGGAATAACATGGACCGCTAGAACAGTAGAACTTGGCGAATGGGTTGATGTATGTTGGTCACAAGAAGTTGGGCTTTTTGTTGCTGTTGCTCCTGGCGCAATTACTAGTGTTAATAGAGTAATGACGTCGCCTGATGGAGCAACTTGGACACCTAGAGCAGTAGAAACTAGCGGATGGTATGGCGTTTGTTGGTCGGCAGAAGTTGGCTTATTTGTTGCTGTTGCTTTAAGTGGAACATATAATATAATGACTTCTATAAATGGAACATCATGGAATCGAGCAATAGCACCACAAGCTAATGAGTGGCGTAAAGTTTGTTGGTCTCCAGAACTCAAGTTATTTGTTGCTGTTGCTAGTACTGGAAATAATAGAGTAATGACTTCTACTAATGGAATAGATTGGGTTCTTATAACATTACCAATAACACTAGAGACCGGTACATGGAGTGGTATTTGTTGGTCTGGAAAACTTGGGCTATTTGTTTCTCTTGCTGGTGCTTTAGCAATGACTTCTAATAATGGAATAAATTGGAATAAAATAACTGTAGAGGGTAATGTTGGAGCTCTTGTTTGTTGGTCGCCAGAGCTAGGAATATTTGTTGGCGTTGGCTATACTTCAGGCGGTGCTATGAATTTAACGACTTCTAGAGATGGAATAACATGGAATTCTAGTACAATTTCAACTATATATTTAACTGGTGTTTGTTGGTCTCCTGAGCTTGGTATATTTGTTATTATTTCTCAAGACGCAACAAATAGAGTATTAACCTCCTCTTTAAAAGGTCGTCCTCCAACAAGTTATAATGTGTTTGATAGCAGTTTTAATAGCATTGATGAATATGGTAAATGGACTTTTTTAAATATTGCAATATCAGGGACTATGACTGCTGGAACTACAGATGTCAAGTCAGATGACCGTTTAAAGCATAATGAAGTTGTTATTACTAACGGATTAACAATCATTGATCAATTAACGCCTAAATTTTATCAAAAAACATTTACTATGTTAGACGCAAGTTATAACGGTGATTTAAGTGGATATGCTTGGATATATGAGGCAGGTTTAATTGCTCAAGAAGTATTACAAGTTCCTGATTTAAGCTTTGCTGTTGGTGGTGGAGATTATTATCAAGAAACCTATATTTTAAGGGACCAAAGTAATGATATAAGCGCTAATTATTATGATATAAGCTCTAATTATGATATAAGCACTATTTTAATAAAGCAACCCTATGTTTTAAATTATAATTCAATCTTTAGTTATGGGGTCGCAGCTATTAAAGAATTGCACACAAAAGTAAAAGCACAAACTACAAATAGTTTAGATCAGCAATTAAATAGTTTAATTGAAAGAATAGAAACATTAGAGGCCTAATATTATTTTTTACAAATGTTATAAATGTTATAAATGTTATAAATGTTATAAATGTTATAAATGTTATAAATGTTATAAATGTTATAAATGTTATAAATGTTATAAATGTTATAAATGTTATAAATGTTATAAATCTTATAAATGTTATAAAATTGTATATTAGTATTAATATATATAAAAAATATATATTAATGTTATAATAGTTGATTGATGACTTCGAACATTTTAGGTTCAATATATGCTACAACTATTTCATCTGAAAAATTTGTTATAATTAGTAACCAAAATATAGAATTAAGTGGAAATGTTATTATGACTGATGATGTCACTATTAACAATAGTATATTCAATATTAATTCGCTAATCCCTAATGTAAATAACAGTGCAAGTTTAGGAAGCACTAGCTCTAGTTGGAGCAACGCATATATACGTGATATAAGCGTTAATAACAATTTACAAGTAAATGGCAATGTAAAAATTGGTGGAATTTTGGATGTATCTAACATATATAGTAAAAGTCAAGTTGATCAATCGTTTGCTACTGTATATAATAGAGGACAAATCACTGTTTCATTTGAAAATGTATATACACGAGAAATAATTGACCAATCATTTGCTAACGTATATACAAGAGGACAAATAGATTTATCATTTAATAATGTATATACTAGAGGAATAATTGATAATTCATTTCAAAAAGTATATACTAGAAAACAATTTGATAATTCATACGCAGAAATATATATTATAAAAGATAGCGATGCTTCATTTCAAAATGTATATACTAGAGACTATGTCGATACTTCATTTCGAAATGTATATACTAAAAGCGTAGTTGATGCTTCATTTGCAGAATTATATACTATAAGGCATATTGATGCTTCATTTGCAAATGTACATACTAGGAGAGAAATTGAGCTATCATTCAATAACGTGCATACTAAAAGCGTAGTTGATACTTCATTTCAAAATGTATATACTATAAAACAGATTGATAACTCATTTCAAGATGTACATACTATAGGAGCTTTTGATTTATCATTTAAAAATGTATATACTATAGGCCACGTTGATAATTCGTTTAATAATGTATATACTAGAATACACGTTGAAAATTCATTTAATAATGTATATACACGAGGAATAATTGAACAATCATTTAATAATGTATATACAAGAAGCTATGTTGATACTTCATTTCGAAATGTATATACTAGAGGAGCAATTGATACATCATTTTCTAATACTAATGTAGTTACTATAGGACAATTTAGTAATTCGTATGCGACTTTATATACTAGAAGTCAAGCTGATGTATCATTTGTATTAAAATCATTATTTGACCTATCGTATAATGCGTTGGCAGCAGGAGGGTCTTCTACTGTTCTCACGTCAATAACTAGTAATATAATTCCTTTTTCGAACAATGCTTATACTTTAGGTAGCACAACGCGATATTGGAACAATGCATATATTAACAATTTAAGAGTGTCTAATAGAGTAGAGGAAATGAATTTAGCATATATTCCTAATAATATAACTAATAGTCTTATTCCTAGTCAAGGTCAAGTATTAGGAGAGCCTTTTACACTTTCAGGTACTACATACTCTAATACAGACGGACATGGATATGGGTCTGCATTAAATAGTGATGGAACTATTTTTGCTATATCATCTAATTCGTCGCCTGCACTTGGATGTGTTAGAGTTTATAAATATAATGATGTAAGCTGGCAACTTATGGGTCCAATTATTTATGGAACAGCTACTAATAAAATAAGCGTAGTATATACTCAAGGACTATCATTATCACATGATGGAAGAACACTTTCAATATACGTATCAGGTTCAAGTACTAGTTTTGCTATTTATAAATATAATGACATAAGTTGGAATAACACAGGATATTTTAACAATGGACGCACAGGACATGAAGCTAATACATTATCAGGCGATGGAAATACTTTCGCATTAGCAAATAGCATAGCAAATGTAAATGCAGGAACTATTTTTGTATGGAAATATATTAATAATGTATGGACATCTATAGCATCTATTAATAATACATCAACGTCAATATACGGGAATAATTTTCCTAGTGGTATTGCTCTATCGTATGACGGAAATACTCTAGTAGGTTCTAATCGTAATTATCCTAGTGGTGCTAATCAGCAAGGTGTAGCATTAATTTTTAAATATAATAATAGCACTTGGCAACAATTAGGACCATCTATACAAGGGCCAATTCCTATTCAAGAGTTTGGATATACACAACCAAGTATTTCATCTGATGGATTAACTGTTCTTATTGGTGGATATAAAGAAGGTAGAGTTTTTAAATATAGTGCTATTGATGTATCTTGGCAATACTTAGGTCCAATTTTAAATGGTGCCCCGATAAGTGGTTACGACCAGTTTAATGGAAGAATGTCTTCGGATGGAACAATTGTAACTAGTTGGTATTCAGGTAAAGCATCAATTTGGAAATATAGATTGGGTTCGTGGATAAAAATATTTGAAAGTACTAATCTAGGTCTGCTGATAGGAAATGCTCTATCAGCAGATGGAACAGTATATGTAAATTGTTATTCAAGTCCAACCTTTATAAAAATAAATAAATTAACTATAATTGGTAATTATTATGGACTAGCAAAAGATGCTTATCCGAGTTTAAATCCGCGGTCGAGCGGAGATAAAGCGGTTCGAACTTGGACTGTGAGAACAGCTCCAGTAGCTAATCAGTGGCTTTCTATTTGTTGGTCGCCACAACGTGGAATATTTGTTTCTCTTTCTTGGGATGGAACAGCAACTAATAGAATAATGACTTCTCCAGATGGAATAAATTGGACTACTAGAACATCAATAGGAAATGATGTATGGCGTGGTATTTGTTGGTCTCCAGAACTAAGTTTATTTGCGGCTGTTGCTCACGCAGGAACTAATTTGATAATGACTTCTCCAGATGGAATAACTTGGAATGGGAGAACAACACCTATTGGTCTCGTTGGCGTACTTAACTCTGTTTGTTGGTCTAGAGAACTTGGAATATTTGTTGCTGTTTCTTATAGTGGAAATGTTATTACTTCTAATAACGGAATAGATTGGGTTTCTAGAACAGTACCATCAAATTCTGGTTGGTATAGTGTTTGTTGGTCGCCAGAGCTCTGTTTATTTGTTGCTGTTGCTTATGATGGAACTCATAGAGTAATGACTTCACCTAATGGAATAGATTGGCTTCCAAGAACACCAGCAATAGGAGGAGAATCTAATAACTGGGCTAATGTTTGTTGGTCTGGAAAACTTGGAATATTTGTTGCTGTTGGTAATGGTTCAACTTGCAGTGTAATGACTTCGCCTAACGGAATAGATTGGACTGCAAGAACCGGACGACCACTTCTTAGTGGATGGTGGGCTATTTCTTGGTCTGATGAACTTGGAATATTTGTTGCTGTTGCAAATGGTGGAACCAATCCAATAATGACTTCAATAGATGGTATAAATTGGACTACTAGAACATCAGTATCTAATGGGTGGTGGGCTATATGTTGGTCTCCAGAGCTAGGAATATTTGCTATTGTTGCAGGTTATCCTGGAAATAATGGAACCAACAGTATATTGACCTCCTCCTTAAAAGGGCGTCCTCCAACAAGTTATAATGTATTTGATAGCAGTTTTAATAGCATCGATCAATTCGGTAAATGGACTTTTCAAAGTATTTATACACCAACAATGACTGTGCAAAGTGCAAACGTAAACTCTGATGATAGATTAAAGCATAATGAGGTTATAATTACTAATGGATTAGACGTCATTGATAGATTAAAACCCAAGTTTTACCAAAAAAGTCAAACATTATTAGATGCTAGTTATAATGGAGATTTAAGCGGTATTGCTTGGAGCTATGAAGCAGGTCTAATTGCTCAAGAAGTATTACAAATTCCTGATATAAGCTTTGCCGTAAGTGGAGGGGATTATTATGAAGAAACCATTAATTATTATCATAATAGCGCTAATTATGATATAAGCACTCTTTTAATGCACCACAGCAATGATATAAGCGCCAATTATGATATAAGCGATATTTTAATGAACCAAAATTACGACATAAGCTACAATTTAATAACACAAGCATATAGCTTAAATTATAACTCAATTTATGTATATATAGTTGCTGCTATTAAGGAATTACACGCAAAAGTAAAAGCACAGGAAACAGCTATATTAAATAGGCAAACAATTATAAATAATTGTATAGCAAGAATAGAAGAATTAGAAAAAGGCAATCAAGTTTAATAAGTTATAAAATTGTATATTAGTATTAATATATATATAAAAAAATATATATTAATGTTATAATAGTTAGTTGATGAGTTCAAATAATATAGGTTCAATACATGCTACAACTATTTCATCTGAAAAATATATTGTTATTGCTAGTCAAAATATAGAATTAAGTGGAAATGTTATTATGAAAGACAATGTCACTATTAGTAATGGTACTCTTAATTGCAATTCGCTAATTCCTAATGTAAATAATAGCACAAGTTTAGGAACCACTGGCTCTAGTTGGAGCAATGCGTATTTTCACGATTTAAGCGTTAATAACAATTTACAAGTGCTAGGCAATGTAAAAATTGGTGGAAATTTAGACGTTTCTAACATATATACTAAAAATTACATCGATAATTCATTTGCAAATGTATATACTAGAAGTCAAATCACCGCCTCATTTGAAAATGTATATACATTAAGCCAAATTGATTTATCATTTCAAAATGTAAATATTAGTGGAGAAATCGATTTATCATTTGCAAATGTATATACTAGAACACACGTTGATTTGTCATTTCAAAATGTACATACTATAAGAGAGATTGATTTATCATTTCAAAATGTATATATTAGAAGAGCGATTGATTTATCATTTGCAAATGTAAATATTAGTGGGCAAATTGACCAATCATTTGCAAATGTACATACACGAGGCTATATTGATACTTCATTTCAAAATATATACATTAGAAGAGCAATCGATTTATCGTTTGCTAATGTAAATATTAGCGGTCAAATTGATGTATCATTTGCAAATGTACATACACGAGGCTATGTTGATACTTCATTTCAAAATGTATATACTATAAAACAAATTGATACTTCATTTGCAAATGTATACACAAGAGGAGTAATTGATACTTCATTTAGAACTTTATATACTAGATTACAGGTAGATAATTCATTTGCAAATGTGCATACTAGAAGAGCTATTGATACATCATATGCTAATATATATATAAGAAGAGCGATTGATTTATCATTTGCAAATGTAAATATTAGTGGTGAAATTGATCAATCATTTGCTAATGTATATACACGAGGATATATTGATACTTCATTTAGAAATATATATATAAGAAGTATAATTGATCAATCATTTCAAAATGTATATACCAGAAGCCAAGCGGATTTATCATTTGTAAGTAAGCGAGTTTTTGATCTTTCGTATAATGCATTGGCTGCAATTGGTGGAAGCGGAGGTGGGAGCGGGTCTACTATTGTTCTCTCATCAATAAGTGGTAATATAATCCCATCTCTCAATAATACTTATAGTTTAGGTAGCACTACTAAATTTTGGAACAATTCATATATTAACAATTTAAGAGTGTCTAATAGAGCATATCAAGATATAAATAGCGGACCTTTTTATGAAATTAATAGTACTGTTCAAACTTGGGAATGGCATAGGACTAATGCGCTAGGTTTAGGCAAATCTTTGGCAACTATTTTAAGCGCAGAACAAAATGAAAAAGTTCGAGCTCTTATTGAAGCAAATGGCAATACTTATGCTTTTATAGGAGCATCAAGAACAGCTAATTCAAGCCCAACAGGAAAAACCTCTGCAGATTGGCAATGGGTAAATGGAGATATATGGAGTTATACTAATTTTAATAGTGGCGAACCTAATAATAGTGGAGGACAACCCTATATTCAAATATTAAATGGTGGCGTCTGGGACGATGTTGGTGCTGTCTCAATGCGTGCTGTTTATATGTCTTACCGTGAAGACATTAGCTGGAGCGCAGTTAATGGATATTATGGATTAGCAAAAGATGCTTATCCGAGTTTAAATCCGTTGTCGAGCGGAGATAAAGCGGTTCGAACGTGGATATCAAGAACAGTTCCACTAGCTAATGAGTGGACTGGTATTTGTTGGTCTCCAGAACTTGGACTATTTGTTGCTATAGCTGGGCGTGGATCAAATAATAGAGTAATGACTTCACCAAATGGAATAACATGGACCGCTAGATTTACAGAAAATGCCGATTCGTGGCGTTTTGTTTGTTGGTCTCCGCAACTTAGATTATTTGTTGCAGTTGCTAATGCTGGAACACATAGTGTAATGACTTCTCAAGATGGAATATCATGGACACGTAGAACAGCACCAGAAGCCAATTTTTGGAGAGCTGTTTGTTGGTCTCCAGAACTTGGATTATTTGTTGCTACAGCTGATAATGGAAATAATAGAGTAATGACTTCTAATAATGGAATAACTTGGAATTCAAGATCGGCACCAGAATCTAATCGCTGGATTAGTGTTTGTTGGTCTGGAGAACTAGGATTATTTGTTGCTGTTGGTATCGCTTCTGTATCTGTTGTAATGACTTCTAATAATGGTATAAATTGGACGCCAAGAAGCATTCCAGGAACTAATACATATACATGGCATGGTGTATGTTGGTCTCCAAAACTAGGTTTATTTGTAGCTATTGCACACGGTGGTAATAGAGTATTAATATCTAATAATGGAATAAATTGGTCTATTGTAATACTACCATTTTCCAATAGTGATGCATGGACAGGCATATGTTGGTCTGAAGAACTAGGAATATTTGTTGCTATTGCTCAAGAGGGAACAAATAGAGTAATGACTTCACCCGATGGAATAAATTGGACTTCTAGAACAGCAGTAGAAAATATGTACTGGTATGGTATTTGTTGGTCTCCAGAACTTGGAATATTTGCAGCTGTTGCTTGGTCAGGAGCAAGTCAAGTAATGACTTCCTCATTAAAAGGTCGTCCTCCAACAAGTTATAATGTATTTGATAGCAGTTTTAATAGCATTTCAGAAACCGGTACATGGAGTTTTGCAAATGTAGTTACAACAGGAACTCTTACTGTAAATACAACACCTTATAATTCAGACGATAGGTTAAAGCATAATGAAGTTGTCATTACTAACGGATTAACAATCATTGATCAATTAACACCTAAATTTTATCAAAAAACATTTACTATGTTAGACGCTAGTTATAATGGAGATTTAAGTGGGCTTACTTGGACCTATGAAGCAGGTTTAATAGCGCAAGAAGTATTACGAGTTCCTGAATTGAGCTTTGTTGTTGGCGGTGGAGATTATTATTACGTAAACCATATTTTAAGAAGCAAATTAAATCCTCCGAGTTATCCGCCTATTTATTATGAACAAAAAATGAATTATGATTTAAGCTTTGCTATTAGTTATTATCAGCAAAAAATGAACACTGATATAAGTTTTGATACCAGTTACAATATACAACAAATTTTTAGCGATTTAATAATGGATGCTAGTTATAATATACTAAAAATGAATAATGATTTAATTTTCGATGCTTGTTATAATGAGCAAAAAATCATTTCTGATTTAAGTTCTCAAGACCTAAGTAATAATGATTTAAGTAATAGTGATTTAAGTAATACTGATTTAAGTAATACTGATTTAAGTAATAGTGATTTAAGTTATTCTTATTATTATGAACTAAGCAACAATGTAATAGCGCAACCATATACATTAAATTATAATTCGGTTTTTGTATATGGACTTGCTGCGATAAAAGAATTACACGCAAAAGTAAAAACACAAGAATCAAGTCTCTTATCACAGCAAACAATTATAAACAGTTTAACAACAAGAATGGAAGCATTAGAAACAGACCCAAGTAATAGTTAATAAAACAATATAAAACTAATGCTATAAAATTAATAGGTTACAAAATTTATTATTTTATATATAATTTTTAAATATAAGAATTTAAATAATTAATAATAAATTATTTTTAAATTATTTTATTATTGTTTAATATAATAATATAATGAGTCTTCACAACTTTAATTCGAACACGAAGTCTTGGAAAATGTATTCTAATACATTAACCTCTATTAGTGGAGATGACTTATTAATTGCGCCAAGTTATGGGAATGATTTAATTTTAGAAGTTTCTGCAAACAATAACATTTTTTTCAAAAAAGGGCGAATTACAAAAAATTTTGACAATCTAATTAGCGAAGTTTCATTTAATTCTTTAACTTCACAAGTAGAATATATATTACAAGAAATATCTGGGAGTTCAGCATTAAATTTAATTACATCGGGAATTAGTAATGATTTACTAATAAAGTCATATGAGGGCCAAGACATAATATTAGAAGTTTCGGGAAATAGTGAGATTATTTTCAAACGAGGCGATATTTCATATAATTTAGATGATTTAATCGGTGGAGGTTCTCAAAGTAGTGATTATGCTACATATAATATACTTGATATAACGGGTAAAATAATATTTACAGATAATAGCACCAACGCTCAACAAAATGGCGGTGGGTATTCTTCATCTTCTAATATAATATTAACATCAATTAGCGGAAACATAATACCTGCTGTTAATAACACTTTTAAATTGGGAGATGTTAGTAAAAATTGGAGCAATGCGTATATAACTGATTTAAGCGTTAGTAATATTGATGTTAGCGGTAGATTAAATGTTGCTGGTGCTACTAAATTATCTAATACATTAGAAATATCAGGAAATGTAACAATTGGCGGACCTACATTATATGTTCCTTCTTCATTCACAATTGACCCTATAGGATATGACAACAATACAGGAACAGTACTAATTAATGGTAATTTAGTAGTGCAAGGATTAACAACAACTATTAATTCAAGTGTTGTAGATATTAGCGATAAAATGTTAGTATTGGCTTCTAATGCGTCAAATTCGCTTCAAGCAGATGGTGCAGGTTTTGAAATATCTGGAGCAAAAGTAAATTTGCTATACAATAATTCAAGCAATACATTTAGTTCATCAATAGGACTTACTATTTCGGGAAATGTAGTTCCAACAAGTAATAGTGTAGGAAGTTTGGGTGAAAGTGGTAAGCTATGGGATATTGCTTATGTTCGTGAATTAAATGTAACAAATTTTACTAATTCTATTGATGGTGCTAACATAACCCAGGGAACTATTAGTTCTACTCAAATAGCAAATGGTTCTATTTTAACAGTAGATATAAGTGATCATGCTATTACATATGCTAAAATAGCTGTTGATGCTGTGACTACTACAAGAATTGAAAATGGCGCAGTTACACATGCAAAGCTATCCAGCCATTGTGTTGAATCACATAATATAGTAGATGGAACTATTATGGATGTGGACATATCAGCCAACGCAGCTATTAGTGGTTCTAAAATAGCTAATAGTTCAATTACATCTGATAAAATAAATCAGGCCAATAATTGGACTTTTTCACAATTAACAAGTACTAGTGCTAACATTCGCGATATAAGCGCAACCAATATTGAGGTTAGTGGAAACATAGTACCTTTACGCGACCTTAGCTCTAATTTAGGTTCATCATTAAAGAGGTGGCGCAATGTTTTTGCAGATGACTTAAGCGTTAATAAAATCAATGGGGTGGCTTATGGTGGAAGTAGTGGACCATTTACAACCTCTACTATAGATATTTCATCAATTACTAATGTAGCTCAAGTAGGAGCAGATATAAGTGCTGGAAGTGGTACAACTGCAAGTGCGTGGTTTGGAAGACAGGTTGCCATTTCGGGTAATGGAGAATGTATTATTGTAGCAGCACCTTATACGGTCGTATCTGGATTTAATGGTGTCGGTTCGATTAAAACTTATAGATATGATGTGAGTAATAGTGATTTTATTAACCTAGCCGTTTCAAACATTGCTATAGAAAATAGTACAAATACATGGAGACAATATGGACAAGAAATAACATCTCCAACAGTAAATAGCGAAGTTTACTTTGGACAAGGTGTAAGTATATCACATAACGGTCGATTAATAGCGGTTTCTGCTAGAGGGATAGCCTCAACTATAATATATGATTTAGCGGATGGTGTCATCCAATCTCATGTAAATCTACCAGGCTCAGTCCTTTGGAATAGACGCGCTACTATTAGCGCGGGAGGTGAGAGAGTTATCTTTCAACCTAATCCGGACCCTAGTTTTATAATAATATCAAACGGTACAAACACAGCGACTGGGGGTGACCCTAGATGGCCCAGTGGTTATATTGAAGTTTATAACTCTAATTCTAATAAAACAACTTGGACTAGAGTAGGATTACGACAGGAATTTACAGGTTCAATAACCCAAGTAGGTAATTCAACACTTGGGATTTGTATGTCTGGAGATGCTAAAACAATAGCTTATACAGTTCTACCATTTTATGATTCAACACCAGCGTATGTTATGATTAAAACCTTAAGTGGAACAAATAGTACTAATTGGACATGGAATCAAATCGCAACAATTTCAAGGACTACTGAAATAGCTTTAGGTAATGCCTATGCTTTTGGTTCGTCTATAGCAATGTCATATGATGGTTTAACACTAGCAATTAACGAGCCAGGACTTACCATAAATTCTACATTAAGATTATACGGTAGAGTTAAAGTATATAGATATAGTAATTCATCTTGGAGTCAATTAGGAATAAGCGGATCATATATTAGTTCTAGTTATAAAAATCTTATATTTGGTTCCTCTGTATCACTTTCTCCTGAAGGAAATATTCTTACAGTTGTATCAAATATAGAATATCTTCCTTATGGTGCTAATATACCTCCAAGTGAGTATACACATGCAATAACCGTGCATATATATGATGGTTCATCTAATACGTGGATTAATAGTGGACCTAATATAATAAAAAGGATCAATGCGAGACTAGGTAGTTCCCCTACAGTTTCTTCATATTTGTTTGGTTCTAGTTATTTAAACAATCCTGTATTTAGAATTGCGTTTGGAGCTTGGCAAAGTGATGCAAATGTTCCGCAAAATACGACATCTCTGATATTCGTGAGATCTTATCAATATACTATTACTAATTCTAAAAGACAAAGTTTGTTAAAATTTAATGCTGAAACAACTCAAACAGGCAGTATCACCATAAGTGGTGATTTAATTCCTAATATATCACCAGTAAAAGAGTTATTTCCAATAGGAGTACTAAACTTTATGGGGCCAAATTATGGATGTAATATAGGTTCCACTCAATATAGATGGAATACAATTTGGTCTTATTATGTTGATGCATTTTTGGGGAGTTTTACGTGTTCTCTTACAACATCCGATGACCGCATAAAGCATAACGAAGTTATTATTAATAATGGCTTGGACGTTATTGATAAACTTTGCCCCAAGTTTTATCAAAAAACAGATAAAATGTTAGACTCTGATTATAATGGAGATTTAAGTGGGCATACTTGGACCTATGAAGCAGGTTTAATTGCTCAAGAATTATTACAAATAAGCGATTTAAGTTATGTTGTTAGTGGAGGTGATTATTATGATTCAACTAATATGTTAATTCAAGAAAAATATAGTGTAAATTATAACTCCGTTTTTGTATATGGACTTGCTGCGATAAAAGAGTTGCATACAAAGGTTAAAACACAAGAAACAACTATATTAAGTCTTCAAACATCAATGTTAGAACAGCAAACAACCATAAATAGTTTATTAACAAGATTACAAGCATTAGAGGCAAATAATATTTAAAAAAACAATATAAAAACAATATAAAAAAAATTAATATATTAAAAAATCCTTTATTAATATATTATATTATATAATGCTTTTTACGCTATGTATTCCAACAATGGATAGATATGATAAATATTTAAGTGTAAATTTATTTAAGTATGTTGAAAATCCGTTAATAAGTGAAATAATAATAACAGACGAAAATGGTAATGATATAGATAAAATATTACAGTCAAATATTGATAAAACAAAGCTAAAATTATACAAAAACAAAGAAGTATTAGGCCCATTTTTAAACAAAGTAAGTGCATGTAAATTATCAACAAATGAATGGATTGCTCTAATAGACTCGGATAATTTTGCAGATGAAGATTATTTTAAACTTTCACAAACATATATAGAAAATTTAATATCTCCAAAATATGATATAATTTCTCCGTCATTTGCAAAACCAACATATAATTTTTCATATTTATCTAATAATATAATTACTAAAAATAATTTAAATTCAATTGCGGAAATTGAACGGCAAGAATGTGAAAAAAATGACTATTCATTAAATAGCTCAACAACCAGTATATTAATGAATATGGGCAATTATATTTTAAATAAAAGTTTAATAACAGATATTAATTTAGACAATGAAATGAAGAATATGCATTATTCGTGCGCGTGTGATGTTATATATTTTAATACATTGTTATTTGAACAATTGGATCTAAAGTTTCACGTATTAGCTGGATTAGAATATGAACACGCTTCAGATGATAGCTCTATATACAGGACCACACAACACAGGTATCCACTTTTTAATAGTATGATACAAAATCGGTTTTTTAAATTGTATAGCGCTTAAGTATTATTTAAAAAACAATATAAAAACAAGGCTATAAAATTAATAGATACCTGAATTTTACTTTTAAAAGCTTTAATACATTTAATTGTTAATTTATTATTATTAATCTATAATAATAATATAGTTAAGAAATGTCAGGACTTAACAAGATTGTTACAAGTATAAGCGCATTAACTGATGATATAGCAATGCCTAATACTAATGACGTAGTTTGTATTGATACTGAAAATAGCCGTATTGGTGTAAAAACTGCCTCTCCGATCTATGATATAGATGTTAGCGGAACGCTAAGAACAAACACTCTTATGTTAGGGAGAGATGCAAGTATGACTTTTTTCAATGGTCGCATTTTTACAAATACCCCTATTATTATAAATGCTGAAATTAGTTGTAATAGTTTAAGAACCGGCGCATTATTTACTACAAATGATATAAGTGCTAGTTCGTTGCTTTATGTAAATAATATTAGACCATATAATAATGCTAACCCATTATCTATTAGCGGTAATGTGCTAATGGATGGTTCTTTAACATTGCTTAATAATGCAAAAATATTTGTAAATAATATTAATCCGTTGCCAGACAGCAGTAATATATCAATAAATGGGTCAGTTAGAATTATTGGTCCTACTAGTTATTTAAGTGTTGATTCTTTAAATACAGCAAATGTAAATAGTGCAAATGGAGTATTAACTGGTTCTGACGATAGATTAAAGCATAATGAAGAGACTATAGTTAATGCATTAACAAGTATACGACAATTAAGCCCTCAAATTTACCAGAAAACAGCGACTTTTAAAGACGCGCATTATAGAGGTCCGCTAAGCGAGCCATACATAATAGAAGCAGGTCTAATCGCCCAAGAAGTTGAAAAGATTAACGAGCTAAAATTTAGCGTAAATGTTGGTAACGAACAAAACCCATATAGCTTAAATTACAATAATATTTTTGTATATAGCTTGGCTGCTATAAAAGAATTGGATGCACAGGTCCAAATAATAAATGAGAACTTAAATAAAAATGAAAATTTTATTAAAAATGAAGGTTCTAACGATTTAGCAACCATTGTAAATAATAAAATACAATATATAGGACAATTAGTAAAAAAAATAGAGCATTTAGAAAACAGGCTAGCAAATATTGAAAAGGCGTTTTAAAAATATATAATTTAGTAATCTTATTACTTAAAATTTATATAATTTAATTATTATATATCTATAATTAAGTTATGAGTGATTATTCATCTATAAATACCTTAATAGGAACATTTTCTTCTATTGATGATATTAATACACGGTCAATTGATGCTAGCAATCTAATTTGTATAGATACAAATAATAATAGAATAGGAATTAATACTATTGATCCATCATATAGTATTCATATTGTAGATAATAGTAGTGTTAACGTTGGTATTTACACACCAAAGCTCTATTTTGATTTAAGCAAAATAGCAACTAGTGATGCTTTACCAACTGTAAGGGGGGAAGTATATTATGATCCTAGTACTGGAATTTTAAAAGTTAAATTGTAATAAATTATACTAAATTTTATGTAGTCAATAAATTAATAAAATATTAATTAACTATATTAATATTGTAATATAGTTAATATGGAAAGAAATTTTAATGTTGATAGACGTTTTCAAATATTTTGCGACAAGTTAACAAGTAATAATGTAAGCAGAGATTTAATAATCGAGTCATCATATAATAGTATTGATTTTAGCAGCACTAGTGTTATTTTTGACGGACACGTTGATTTAAGCATGGTTACAACTAAGCATATAAATATTTCTAATATTTCTGAAATAGAAACAACATTTTTGAGGGTTAATACAATAACGTTACCATCAAATGTGAGAATTACATATAATAGTGTTAATGATGGATATATTAGAAATACACGCGTTGGTTACAATCCTGTAGATAGTTCAATAGGAAGGAGCGATGCCTATTTTACATATATTAATGTGAGCGGTGGCGACTCGAGCTTTAATAATTCGCTTTACATAAACAAAAATTTATACGTCGATGGAATAGTAACTATAAGTAATGAGTTATTAATAGATGAAACAAATTTTGCGTCTATTGAAAATAGTTTTAATAATTATATAACAGCTATAGAGCAAAATTTTTATAGTTCCAAAATTATTACAAAAGAGGTGAGTGCCTTAGCTATTTCAATAAGCAATGAACTAGTTGTAAATAAAACCGCTTTTATTTATGATCTAAATATAAGCGGACAATTACTTAATAGTGTGCTAAAAGTTCCAAACATATTTACAATTGACCCGTCTGGTTACGATAATCATAGCGGAGCATTAATTATTAATGGAGATTTAACTGTAAGAGGAGCAGAAACAACTTTTGATTCGACTATTGTTGATATATGTGATGTGGCTATTAAATTAGCTTCAAACTTGGCAAATATATTAAATTTATCAAACGCTAATGCCGGACTAGATATTTCAAATATTGCATCATTAAAATATAATGGAATAGCTTGGAACTTTAGTGGCGGACAATTAACTGTTGATAATAAGAAAGTCTTGCTTATTGATGATGTTTCGCTGGCTAAACGCGACTTTGACTTATCAATAAATGAATTTAAAGCAGATTTTAGTTCATCGTTTTTCGCATTAAAAAGGAATATAGACAATTCTTATAATGCTACTTATAGTCGAAACCAAATTACTAATAAGTTTATATTAAAATCTAATTTTGACATTTCTTCAACTTCTTTGCTGTCTTATGCAGATAGTTCATATATTTCCAAAAGCACATTTTCTATTTCATATGGAGATATAATAACACTTATGGATACTTCTTATGCAGAGCAAAGAAGAGTTGGAATTGATGAACCACAATATGGTTATTCAAGTAGTACTATTACTCCATTTGGGCAAAATATATCAGGCGAAACAACTTTTAATTACTTCGGCTATAGTGTAGCATTATCAGAAGACGGTAAAATTATGGGTGTAACAGCACCACTTAATAATGGAGCCGGAACAGTAAGAGGAAGTGCACGAATTTATAAATATAATGATATTAGTTGGGTCCAACTAGGGCAAGATATTGACGGAGAAACAGATAATGGTAATCAAATAATTATAAACTTGTCTGAAGATGGAACCATTGCTGCTATAAGTAGTCATTATAATTCAAATAATAGAGGAATAGTACGAATTTTCAAATATACAAATGATACTAGTTGGGTACAGCAAGGACTTGATATTTCTGGTTCAGAAGAAGGCGATGAGTTAGGCTATTCTATTTCATTATCAGGTAATGGAAAAATTATAGTAATAGGAGCACCCGAAAATGATAGTTCTTACAATAATGCAGGTCAAGTTTGTGTATATTCATATATTGAAAATATTAATTCTTGGAATATGATTGGAACATTTAACGGTTTTGATGTTGATTGTAAAACAGGAACTAGTGTTTCATTATCAAGTAGTGGAACAATTTTAGCAATATCTTCACCTTTTCCAAATAACGAGACGGACTTTTCTCAAATACCTAGAGTTGATATATATGAATTAAGTAATAATGTTTGGTCACCAAAAGGTCCAACTATTTATGGATCTTATTTCGGTAAAAATAGTAAATTTGGTAATAATATAGTATTATCGAGAGATGGTTTAGTTTTAGCTATAAATGAGTTATATAATCCATCAAATAACAATTTGGGTAGAGTTTTAGTATATAGTTATAATAGTGTAGATAATTCTTGGAATAAACTTGGATCAGATATTAATATAGTAATAGATAGCAGCAATAGTGATTGGGACGATCCATATATTGCATTGTCTAGTGATGGAACTATTATGGCTCTTGGTATGGCTCATACTAATTCTAGTGACAGAGGATTAGTAAGACTATATAAGTTAATTAATTCCGAATGGATAAAGGTGGGGCCTGAACTATTAGGTAACACTAGTGATGGTTTGTTTGGATTTGGTATTTCATTATCAGGTAATGGAAATGTATTAGCAATAGGATCACCAAAAGAGGACCCAGACTTTACAGGATTTGTAAGAACCTATAACATTAATCATGTATATACAGTTACTTATCCAAATCCATTTGATAGTTCATTTAATTCTTTTAATCAAAAACTTGATATTTCGTACTTATTAAATAGTGTTTTTGAAGCGTCGCATAATAAAATAAAAACAGATTTTGACATTTCATTTGCTACTATTAACGCAACTAATCTTGAGGCGTCATCTATTATTATTGATACAATAAATACAAAATACGACACACAAAGATTTCCTAATATTTTATGGAACCAAATTGGGCTAGATATTAGCAATGAAAGTGTATATGGAGTGGTTAATAAAAATAATAAAATTGTAATTTCAAATGATGGAAAAGTTATTGCTTATTCTAAACCTTATACTATTTTAACAGCAGCAGAAATTGAATCTGCGGTTACAACATGGAGTTATAGAAGTGTGGAAATAAATGACAGGCGCGGGGTTTGTTGGTCGCCTGAACTAGGATTATTTGTGGCTGTTTCTGGATCTGGAAATAATAGAGTAATAACCTCCCCTGATGGAATAAATTGGACTGCTAGAACAGCAACGGCAGCAAGCAGGTGGTATGGTGTTTGTTGGTCTAAAGAACTGGAAATATTTGTTGCTGTTTCTCGGGATATACAAGTAATGACTTCTTCAGATGGAATAACATGGATTTCAAGAACGCCGGCAAGTGGGGCAGGACGTGGTGTTTGTTGGTCGGCAGAACTGGTATTATTTGTGGCTGTTTCTGATAATACTGTTGCTAGGTCTAGTGATGGAATAAATTGGTTTACTGCTGTAGGCATACCGCAAGGTGAGTGGGTGTGTGTTTGTTGGTCGCCACAACGAAGGTTATTTGTAGCTGGTTCTGTAAATTTCGCCAGATTAATGACTTCTAGCGATGGAATAACTTGGACACCGATAACAGTGGGGACACCAACCACGGGTCAATGGGCTAGCGTTTGTTGGTCTCCAGAAAAACTATTATTTGTTGCTGTTGGTTTCGGGAGCACGACAGTAATGACTTCGCCAGATGGAATAGCTTGGACCCCAAGAACACACGCAGGAACTTATAATTGGATGTCTGTTTGTTGGTCTAGAGAACTGGGTCTATTTGTTGCGGTTGGTAATCTTTATGGAACAAATAATAGGGTAATGACTTCGTACAATGGGACAGATTGGACGGCACGAGCAGCAGGGGGAACAGATTGGTGGTATGGTGTTTGTTGGTCTCCAGAACTTGGAATATTTGCGGCAGTTGGTTCTGGTGGAACAAATGGAGTAATGATTTCTTCGGTAGCAAGCACAACATATGCTGGTATTGTATATGTATATGAAGTAAGTTATAATCAAATAAGTTATAATTGGTCCCGATTAGGCAGTAACACTATTGTCGGACTTACAGGAGATGAGTTAGGATATAGTTTAGCATTGTCAAGTAATGGACGAATAGTTGCGGCAAGTTCAATATATAAGAATTCTAGCGCAGGACAAGTTATAGTATATGAGTTAAGTAATAATACTAATACATGGATACAAAAAGGTTCTAATATTAATGGACCAAGAGCCGGTAGTGAAAGCGGATACAGCATAAGTTTAGCAGGAAATGGAAATA